AAATTCCTCAATACACACCCCCATAGCACTAGATATACAAGTGGCATTGGGGTCAATTAAGAAGTTTTTGGGCTGAACAGGGTTTAACTTGATGATAGGGCGGTTTTTAGTCTCTGTGCCGTACTCGACTAGGTTAGCCTCTTGCGGCATACCCTCTAAAGGCATGGTAGAGGGGATATATTCCTTGGAATCTTCAACAACTAGCTCACCAATACCTGTCCCATAGACGGCGGCATTGATTAAAATCTCACCAATAGCGGCTCTGTAGTTAGCTCGGTCTATATCCTTGTGCAACTGATCTCGTACAGCAATACTTTCGGCCTGTGTTGGCTGATTTTGCGGCCCTTGTGGTAACTGTGGGGGCATTTGAGGTCCACCACCCATCCCCGGCATAGGCATCTGGGGTGCGTTCGGGGCTTGTTGGCCTTGCGGGGGTGGGGGTGGAGTCTTTTGGGCATCTTCAATGTCAAACATAAATGACTGACTAAAGGATGCTGTCTCAATTTCAGCAACAGCACTCTCAACAGCCTGCTGTAATGCTGGGGCAATGATTCGGCTACGCTCAGATTGACGGGTTTTGTCGTTCTCTGCCCAAATGCCGCGCCAAAGGCGATAATATTCGTCGTGCTTGTCTTCGTAGTTCCCTTCATAGTGGCTTCTCCACTCCAAGGTCAACTCTTCAAGCCATTCACACAGCCCGTGTTCTACACCAATATGTTCTAAGTCAGACATGATTAAACATCACCTTAATATCCGATAGCATCTTCAAGAGGCTCCCACTCATCGGCTAGCTCAATACCGTCGAGGTACGCGACCTGTGCTAGCTGATCGGCGTATGATAGCGCGTCAAGAAGATCGTCGTGGACAAGCGTAGATGGGAAGTTAGCGGCCTCGTCCACAAAGGTGGAGTTCCAATCGCCGCGCTTTAGCGAAATCATCTGATTAGCAAACCGACCTTCCAGCGCCCAAGCAACTCGGTCTTCTTTTTTCTGGTTGCCGTGCGTAAGCAATTCAATGCGGAAAACCCTACCCCTGCGGCGCATTAGGTCGCCAATCGGACTCATCACGGCCTGCTGAGCTATGCCTCGCTCCATACCAACCTTCACGGGGCGGTACTTCTCAACGGCATCAAAAATTTTCTGGCAGGTTTCATCTAAAGACCACTGCCCAAAAATAATGTCCTCGACGTACCATTTCCCCTCAGCGGTCACCTTGGTAACAGCAATCGCAGAGTTGTCTCGCTTTTTTGCTTTGCGCTGGCCTTGGGTCTTGAATCCAGCCAAGTCAATGGAAATGTAGTAATCACCAATCGCCTTTACAGTTTCGTCGTGGTAAATGAAGTTGTCAGCGTCAAAGATCCCACCCGTTCTTGCGTCGAAAGACGCCATGAATTCCTGAGCGAAAGCCCATGCCGGGAGCGTAGCTCGCGCGTGTTCTATTTCTGCGGGGTCAACTAATGGGTTATCAAAAGAGGTGTAGTGAAACTGCGCCCAGTCATCCCATCCAGCAGAGCCTTGGAACATATCGTAGAAGTGGTTTCTTCCTTCAGGGGTTCCAATGGCGATGAGAGACCCTTTCCTATCCGCAAGGGCCGGTCTAAGAATGGACTCAAACACATCCGGCTTCATAAACGCATATTCATCAAGAACAAGGTGCTTCAAGGACACACCCCGCAAAGAATCCGGTCTATCAGCACCCTTCAAGTAGATAGTGTTGCCGCCACTTAAAGTGATTTCTAGGTTATTGATATGGCTTCGTTCAATGATGTCATTGGCGATATCAAAGATGGTGTGCCAGATAACGTCGCGGGCCTGTCCTTGGGTCGGGGCGACATAAAAGACCTTCCCATCCCTGCCATCAAGAGCGGAGAGAATGAGAGAAATAGCGGCTAGATGGGATTTCCCAGTTCGTCTACCAGCGGCAACGATCTTGAATCGGGAAGTATCCTCCATCACCTCGGTCTGCCAAGGTAAAAGCTGGAGGTTCAAATCACTCATTGGATAGACACCGGCTCATCAGCCTTCACAGGCTCAACATCCACCTTCAAACCAGTGATATTGATGTTCACAGCAGAGGATTTCTTGGATTCAGCAGTAAACGACTGCACAGGGAGGATTCTTTCCGCGATGAGCTTGATCGCCACCGATTGAGCCTGATGGTCATCATCAAGAGCCATGGAGAATAGCTTTTCAACGTACCTATCAAGAGATGAGTGGGTTAAGAACTCAGCCCGCAGAAGAGACAACCGATGTCGTTGCTCCTCCCTAGACAGCTTAGCCAACTCCCTTTTCTCAGAGCGAGCCTCTTCCCTGCCACGCTTGCGGACATTAACAGCCTTCCTCTCGGCACACTTATCGTCCAAATCACTCATATGGATTCGCTAGATACTTGTTCCAAACAAGTAAGTGTCGCCATAGTATACATATCTGACTAACCCTGCAACCCTTCCGAAAAACACCCAATCGGGTCTTAGACATACAGCCACGTGGGTTTCAGGTTTTTTTTTCTAGTAAGGGAGAGTGGGACCATACGGATTCCGGCGGTACGGCCCCCCCTCCCCCGACCCAAAAATGCGGCCCAAAATGTAAGCGCTCACTATCGATGAAGCCCGCATAACTACGTCAGGCAAAAAGACTTGTTTGCGACAAGCAAGTAGCGGTCACTAACCCGCCAGCCCGCATGGTTGCTAGGTTTGTTGCCTGTCTGTCACTTCCCATAATGTAGATTTACGGTAGTTAGCACACACAATGCATGGCGCAGGTAAGCCAAAGATACTTGTTTGCGACAAGCAAGTTATACGGAACCAACCACCAAGGGTTGCCAAGGATCGCCGAGGAATATTAATGTTGTTGGATTGGTTTCTGTTTGTCTCTATCTCTATACCCTGTTATTGGTAATCAGGTTGACACCGTGCGCTAGCGGCGATGCTGTGCCATCCCCCGAGATTTGTAACCAATACCCTGTCAGGTTTCCCCAATCGCTTCAGGGGTTTAACAGTGTTCACGGGGTCCAATACTCCGCACCCTGTCAGCGATCCACACAGCGCTTTCTATGGCACTTCTGAGCCAGTGCTGTTAGTGGCGGAATTAACCCCTGATAAAATAATCTGAATAAATATTCCGAAATGTGTTGACAACCATATCTATATAAATTACCTTGTGCCATATGGTGATTGATACGGGATTGATCACCGCTCATAAAACGAGGATATATAACCATGTCAAAGATTGACCATACAGCACGATTAAACGATCAGATCGCGGACAAACTGCAGGCAATTGCCGATGCGGTATCAGCGCCGGACTTTGATCCGAATTCGTTCGAGATGCCTTTCAAGTCTACAGGTTGCAGACCATACAATCCCGACACTGGGCACGCGGCAACCGGAACCAATGCGTTTACTGCAATGATGATGGGCGTGACGTTCTACAGCACATATGATGGTTGGGCGCGCCTAGGCTATCAGGTGACAGACTCCGCAACCTTTTATCTTGCCATGCCTAAAAAATTCAAGGTTGACGGCGAGAAAACCGTTAGCGGCGAAGACGAGTGGAGAGTTGGCGGGTTCACTTCAAAAGCTGTTTGGTCGTTTGAATCTGTCACGCTCCGCACCCCTGAATCGGACGCCAAACTAAAGCGGGGCCATAAGTCGGCAATTCCGGCTAAACCATGGACCCCGCCAGCGATCCAAAAGCGCTCAGATGTAGACACCTGCGCGGATGTTGAAAGCTTTATCGCAAACCTTGGCGCGACCATCACGCACAGCGATCAAGGGCGGGCATATTATACCCCAGCGCTGGACGCCGTGACCATGCCGCGTAAAGAGTTATTTCACGCAACCAGCACCCGCACAGCAACCGAAGCATACTACTCGGTTTACCTGCATGAGCTGACACACTGGACCGGTCACAAGTCACGCTGTAGTCGCTCAGACGATCGAAGCAAGCGCGGGTATGCGTTCGAAGAATTGGTCGCGGAAATCGGCGCGATGCTCATGTGCGCGGATCTGGGCATTGAAACAACCATGCGGGTTGACCATGTGAAATATATCGGCAACTGGCTTGCGGCCCTGAAATCCGACACTAAATATATTTTCAGCGCTGGCAAGCTCGCGCAGGATGCCTGCAACCATCTTCACGGGTTGCAACCTGAAAACCAAACCGAGGCCGCGTGAGCGGCCCCAACAAAGGGGAGTTAAATATGCAGTACACAAGCATCTATACCGAAATGGAACCCGAGCGTTTTGATCTCCATATCGCGCGCAATACCGGCTTTAAATCATTGGCTGATCTTGTGGCATCGCGTGGAAGCTATCGCCCGTCATGCGATTGTTCGCAACCATTTATGCGCGCATTGGCCTACCGATTCGATAGCGAGATGGCGAGGCGAGGCGATGACCGGCGCGCGTACCTATACGGTAGCGATACCGAAAAGCAATTAGCGAGATGGGGGAGGTAATCTCCCCTTACCTAAACCATAATGGTAATATTCACACACCTATTGACAAACATATTTCAATGTATTACTATTGCACCTGTTGAATCAATACCGATTCAGCGCTCACCAAAACGAGGTATGCATATGCATATTTACAATGACGGTAACACCACGCGAAAGGGTCAGCACTATTGCGGAACCCGCGCACTAGCAATCGCGTCCGGTATGAACTGGTCCGATGCCGAAAAACTCTTAAAGGGGTTTGTATCCATCCCTCTGAGTCGCGGAATATTCAAAAAAGAATATGAGGCCGCGCTAAATAGCATCGGTTGGCACTGGGTTGCCGCGCCAAAGCTGGAGGGCCGCAAAGCCAGAGCGGAGGATCTCCCCAGCGGAACCTACATCGCGCGACAAGCCGGACACTATGTCTGCGTGATCGATGGAGATTGTCACGACACATTCGACAGCACTCGCAAGATGGTATACGGGTACTGGGCAAAGGCCGCATAACCCACACCAAACCCAACGCCCGCACCGGATGACGCCGCGCGGGTTAAGGGGTGCCAGAGATGGCAAACCGTTCACAACATGAGGGAAGAACAATGACAATCGAAACACTGAGAGAACCAGAAACAACCACGATCTATCGCGTCTATCAATGGTGCGAAATCATGGCAGATTGGAAAGGGGTCGCGGGATTCTACGACCAAGCCGAAGCGCTGAAAGCGTATGCGGAAAAGCTCAGCCTGTCTGCAACTTACAAGCTCACCAAAGAAACTTCGCAAGACTTGCTCATCAAAGGGGAATAATCATGCAATTCTATTACATCGAAACCCGCTCAGTATCAGACCCGTCTGATTACATCATCACCAAGACCCGCGCAGAGGGTAAGCGCGCGGCAGTTGATAAGATCAAAGCGCAGGACCGACAGCGCGGGATTGATAACCGCGACTTCACTTACACCATCAACCCGCATTCGCGCTGGTAAGGGGGTCATCATGTCAGATGAAATCATTTATCAAATCGGGCTGAAGCAAACGACGGATTTAATCACGCGCGCATTTGCTCAAATGACATTGGCGCAGGCCGAAGAACTGGTGAGACTAAAGCGAGTGGGAATGAATCTCGCCATGAATGCAAACCTATCAGCACAGATAGCGCAAGATTATGAGGCGCGCGAGATTGTGCGCGACATTATTGGTAAATGCCTAGCCAAAGTACGGAGGGGAGAGCAATGAAAACGATTAAAGAATTGGGGCTGACATATCAGGGTCGATTAATCACCAGCGTGATCGCAGATCAAGACGCAAAGCGCGCGCAGATTCACCCCGCATTTGTGCAGATCAATTGCCAAGGCGCGAGCGGTATTGATAACGCATCGGGCGTACAGATTCCGCTGTCACAGTGGGAAGAAATCAAACGGAGGGGTATGGCATGAGCAACATGAGCCGATATGTTCACGGGTTGCAAGAGGATGCGGCCCACTATTGGGGGGCGATGGATAAAGCGCGGGGTAAAACTCTCGCCAGCTTCACGCCCGAGCAGATTAATTCGATGGTATGGAGTGCGCGCCTATGGTTGCGCGGGTTCACTTGGGAGGGGCGTGAATATCTGGATCAGATCCTACTCACTGAGGATGCCCGCTCAGAGATCACGCGCCAAGCAATGGAAGCAGAGCAGACCGCAGACTATAGCGAAGGGGTGGGAATATGAAGATCATCATTGAAATACCAGATGAGGAATTTAACTGGGATGCCGCGACCATTTGGCCCCTATCCGATGATACCTGTGGATATGGTTGGGACATTGACTATTCAGGTGTCACCTATGAGGGCAAGAAAGAGGGTGATGGGTGGGAGTTTGCCGACAGCGACGAACCGGCAGACCACCTGATTAAAATGTACCGAGAAGCGCACGGATGAGCGCCGATTGGATTGGAGCGGTGGCGTTTCTGGTCTTCCTGATCGCCGCCTATAGCTTGGTTAATTGAGGAAATAATTATGTTTGATTTTGAGAAGTGTGGGGACATTACCGGAACCTGCCTGCAAGGGTACACCACCGCGAAATACTCTGATCTGGTTCACGCATTTGGAAAACCTGATTGGATTGATCGTGACCCCGAGGAAAAGGTATCGCATGAGTGGGGCCTGATCTTTACTGATGCGGAAGGGGAAGCGGTGCGCGCCACTGTTTACGCTTGGAAATATTACGATGGCGGGATAGCCGTGGAGTCTGACGTTCCTATCCGCTGGAACATAGGCGGGGACTCGCCCCGTGCAACATGGTTTATTAATTCAGCAATGAGGAGAAGCGACAATGATTAAACCGCAAGTAGAAAAAGATGTGGATATGTGGCCCGAGCAACGCATACGGGGTAGTAAATTTGCTTGGCTTGCCGAGCTAGAGGTGGGCGATTCGTTCAGCGTTTCGCCCGAGGATGTAGGCCGAGTAATGTCTGCTGTTCAGAGCGGGAAGCTAGCAGGCTGGTTGCCTGTGAAACCGGAAGAATACAGGCTGAGCAGACGGACTGAATCTGAAACATCCGTAAGAATCTGGAGGATATCGTAATGGCTAAACAAAAAGGTGTTGTTGACATCAAGGGGAAAAGCTACCGGCTGATTGTGTCCCGCGTTCAGGATTTTAATGAACAGCATCCTGATTGGGGAATGCAGTCCGAGGTTATTTTTCACGATGCGGAGCGGGTTATTGTCAGAGTAATAATCACCAACGCAGAAGGGTCGATAATGGGTAGCGGCTTGGCTGAGGAGGATCGGAGTGCAAGTCGCATCAATCAAACGAGCGCCATGGAGAACTGCGAGACAAGCGCTTTTGGTAGGGCGCTGGCATCCATTGGGCTAGGTGGTGACGTTGCATACGCGAGCGCTGAGGAGGTTGTGAACGCAATCAACACCCAAGGCCAGCAAGAAGTAGACCAAGCCCTGCTTGCCCACGCTAATGCGGTCAGGGAAAACCTCGACGAAATCCACATGATGAAGACCGCCATGCAGGAGGAGGATTACATGACCGCCGCTGGAATCTATATGGATTTCAACGAAGAAACCATGCAGGCATTACGCCGTGCGCCATCGAAGGGTGGCGTCTGGACTACAGAAGAAGTGGCATTGCTGAGGCCAGATGGATTGGTCGGTAAGTGTGTCGCTCAAACGAAGAAGCAAAACTACGCGGAGAACCAAGCATGAAAGCGATCAAGAAACTAATGGCACCAAGCGGAGAGTATACCGACAAGCAGACCGGCGAGAAGAAGACAAGCTGGCTACAGGTAGGGGTACTCATGGAGGGTAACGGCAAGTTCAAAGTGAAGCTCGACGCCGTGCCTGTTGGCAAGGAGTTTGAGGGGTGGCTCCAGTGTTTTGATATTGAGCCTCGACAGGGTGGTCAGGGTGGTGGTTCAAAGAACCTTGATTGGGATTAATTAAAAACCTCTGGACAATTGTTCGGGGGTTTGATAATTCTATTGACAGCTTACTAAACGAGGATCAGATAATGGAAAACCAGAAGCAACGCATTCTGAGATTTCTCCAGTCAGGAAACACTCTCACTAGACTCATCAGTTGGTCACGCTTAGGCGTACTGGAAGCACCCGCTCGCATCTCTGAATTGAGATCGGAAGGACACGCTATCAGGACCAAGATGGTCTCCGTTCAGAACCGCTTTGGCGAGAAAGTTAAGATCGCTGAGTGGTCAATGCATCCGGTGGAACCTCATCCACGAGCGCAGGTTAGCCAGCCCCTGTCGGATAAATGCTGGCCCTAATTCGCCGCAGACTGTGGCAATGCTCAGCCGGTAGCTCACCGGCAACGAAAGAAAGGTAACTAATTATGAAAGTGAAGCTGAAAAGCGTCCACCCGAATCCGTTTCGGGACATGGAAACCTACCCCTGCAAGCAGGACAAACTGGAAGCCCTCAAGCGGTCTATTGAGGACACTGATTTCTGGGAGAATATCGTAGCTAGGGAGGTGAAGGGCGGCATCGAAATTGCTTACGGACACCACCGGCTTGAAGCCCTGAGATCAGTCTACCCCGCCACCAAGGAATTCAATTTCATCATCCGTGATCTGTCAGATACAGAGATGGCAAAGATCATGGCGGCTGAGAACATGGAGGAGTGGGGTTCCGATGCTGACGTTGAGCAGGAGACTGTTCGCGCCATTGTCAAGGGCTATGCCGCTGGACGCATTGACCTTGGCCCAATGAAAAAGGACACGCCAAAGACAGCTATCCGATACGCGCCTGCATTTACCATCGGGGACGTTCGGGGGGCGCCAACCGAACGTCCGTATACCGCTGAAATGCTGGTCAAATTCCTTGGTTGGAATGAGTACAGAGTCAAGACCGCGCTTCAGTCCCTTGCTCTGATTGAATCTGGAAAGGCCAAGGCAGAAACATTCAAGGGATTATCGGCTGAGCAGGCGTCAGTTACTAACACGCTGGTCAACCGTCACAGCAAGCCTTTTGAAGCGCGCGCCAAGTTAGCTAGAGCGCGTGGCGATGAAGTGGCGGCAAGGGCGGCTGAGAAGGACGCCAAGAACAAGGCCGGCAAGGTGGCGGGAACTCTCTCAAGCGGCTTCCGCAAAGGAACCATCAGCACTCGGAGCGCTGGTGAGGAGGCTTGGAGAGCGGCTAACCCTCTTGGCAAGACAGAGGAATTGCCAGAGATCAACCGCAAAGCAAAGTCCCTTGCCAATTCACTGAGCAAACTGCTGACGGATGACAGTCAACAAGGGCTGGCGCTGGCAGAGATCATCAAGTTTGCCAAGCACCTCGACGAAGAATCACTGGAGTCTCTGAACCTAGCGTTATCTGGTTTGGAGTCTCGGTGCGCAGGACTACGGGCTAACCTGCATAAAAAACCTGCCCAGAAAGTACGCGAAAGCGTCAAGATGATAGGAGGTCAGCAATGACCAATAGAGAAAGAATGACCCACCGCAAAAGGATGGTGTCTGAAGCCGCTACAGCCGTAGCTGAACTGTATGAGATGGGCAAGTCTGCCCCGACAATCGATCAGGTTGTGGAGCAAATTGTTGATAACAGCGTTCAAGAAGCTGTCAGCTCAGCAATGCGGGCAACAATTATGACGGAGGTGGGGAACATTGTCTCCTCTAGCTTCCGTGATATTTGCCAAGCCGCCGCCAAGGAATTGGAAATGGAATTCCATTACACATCGAAGCGATTTTATCAGCGTGATGCTGGCACATCGTTTCCTAATGTGGGCGACATCATCCCCGGCGAGTACAGGGAGGACGGGCTAACGCCAAAGCAATATGACCAAGAGGCAATCAACAAGATTGCGCTTGGACGCATCGTTTGTTTTGGCAACGGTAGCTTTCAAGGCCGCGCAGTTGGAGTGCGCTTTGTAAGTGAAGCCGACTGCCCTGATCTACTGATGAGCCTGTACGCAATGAAGGCTGTTGAGACAAATCGGACGGCACTGAAAACCAATTCTGATCGCATAGAGAAGATGGTTAGCAGTCCGGCGATTCCGTCTGATAAAGCTGGAGCGCTGAAGGATCGTCACGGTGCGGCGAAAGTAGCAGGACAGCTAGCTCACAGTGACTAGCGAAACAGAGGGGGGCAACTACTCCTAGACCCCTCAGTACCCAGTTGCCGGACTGGGTTATCAAAACCGGCGCTTACTTAAACGAGGAGAAACAACATGAGCAACGACGATATAGCACTGCAAGTTGTAGCGGCATACACCAAGGGCGGCAGGCTTGATGAGTATGAAAGACAGGCCGCAAAGATTGCGCTAGAACGAAGCAGAAACAAAGAACCCCAACAGGCTTACAGCATAGCCTGCCAATTCCTAGGCAAGATGCTCTCGCGCGCTGAGTACAGCGCCCAGCAAGAGATGATTGACCTCGCCCGCAAGTACCCACTTGACCCAGACAGATGCCGGATAGCTGATGCCCTTGCGGATTCATTCACCAAGGAGATCAAGCCATGACACATCACTTTGACCCAGAGGTAGCGGCTCGCTTAGGGATTAATCAGGCCACTGTCCTGTACAACCTCGGCTACCTTCAGACTCAGCGGGCAATACAAGGGGGAGATGAATACCATTTTGAGGGCAGGTGGTGGGTTCGACACAGCTATGAATCACTGGCTGAGTGGCATCCATACCTGTCTGTACCCCAGATGAAGCGCGTAATGAAGCCGTTAATTGAGGCTGGTCATGTAGTTACACGCCACCCTGAACACTTTAATCGAACAACGTACTGGTCTGTAGCCCCCGAGTTTCTTCATAGTACGAAATCGCCTGTTGCAAGGTTCGGAATCGAACGCTCAGAGGGTACGAAATCGTACGATGTTCTACATGATAACAACATAGAACATAAGGGGCGTTCGCCCACAGCTAGATTTAAACCACCCACAGTCTCAGAGGCGTCTGATTACTTCTCCGAGAGGGGCGCTGACCCTTCCGAAGCAGAGCGTTTCGTTGACTTCTACGAATCCAAGGGCTGGGTTGTTGGCAAGTCCAAAATGAAATGCTGGAAGTCTGCTGTCCGCAACTGGATTCGATCTAACAAACAGACCAGCGATGCTCAGCCCAAGCAGAGGTGGTTATGATTGACTTCCGTTCTATCGATGTAGCCAAGCGCCTCGCTCCCTTGGCTAATGCAGAGATCATTACTCCTGCTGACCACAAGGATCGTTACGATGAGTGGCGAGCCAAGCAACATGAGGGTGGCATTGCCATGCCTTGGGAAAAATTATCCGGGCTGTTTGAACTGAAGCCGGGAACCTTGACCATGCTTGCTGGTTACTCTGGTCACTTCAAGTCCACGATTTCTGCACAGATCATGTTGTCTTGCATGATACAGGGTAAGCGCGTTGGCCTTGCGAGTCTGGAGCTAGAGCTACCGCAGATCATGGATCAATTAATTGATATCGGATCTGCCACTGGCAACCCAAGCGAGCAGTGGCGCTCTGATTTCTTTGAGTGGACGCGGGATAAGCTGTTCGTTTACGACAGGGTTGATGCCATCCGGCCTGAAGACGCAACCGCAATGACCTTTGCGTTCAGCGACATGGGCTGTGACATCGTGGTGATCGACGCCCTGATGATGGTTGGCCTTGACTCAGAGGATTACGGGGCCGAGAAGGACTTCACTCAGGTTATACAGGCCATCGCCAAGTCCGAGCAACTGGTTGTCCTGCTGGTTCATCATGCCCGCAAGCCGGGATCTCAGGGTGGGGAGGCTACCCCGCCAACCAAGTACGAAGCGATGGGGTCCAGCAATCTGGTTAACATTTGCAATAACGTCCTGATGTGCTGGCATAACAAGGACAAGGCGGCGGCAATCAATACCAATTCTGATTACGACGATAACCAGCCATGCCTGACGCTGAATATTTGCAAGCACAGAGGGGGAAAATTCGAGGGTGGTGTGGGCCTGTGGCAACACCAGAAATCCAGAGCGTTCTGCTCAACAAGTCAGAGAAGGCTCCGGGCTGTGGAGTTTTTGTAATGGAATACGAGGATATCAAGATCGCACTGGAGGCGGCTCACGTTATGGCTGACCACTTCAAAGAACCCACCCATGTAATGCCTGATCTCAGCGTCAAGCGTACCAGTGAGCGCCAGCCAGAGGATCGTGTGCTGGAAACTATCAGGCCCAGCGAGGAGTGGCAGGTATGAGTGGCGAAAGCTGGCTGGTTGATAGTCGTGATGCGGCAAATAGGTTTTGTCAGTTTGTTATGGATCAGCTTGAGGAGGGTACTGAGCGCCGGTATTCCATCAAGCGTGAGACAAGATCCAGCAAGCAGAACGCAAGTATCCACCTCCTGTTCCGGCAGATTGCAGAGGAATTAAATGACGCTGGCTACACCAGATCCCACCCTTGGGGGAAGATGGAGATTCCCTACTCCGAAACAGCGGTGAAGGAGATATTTTTCCTGCCGATTCTGGAGAAGGTGTACGGCAAGCAACATTCATCCGACCTTGACACCAAGGAATTATCCGAATCAGTGGAGATTTTGCTTGACGCACTAGCCCAGAACACAGGGATTGCCATGCAAATGCCACAACTATTCCAAGGACAGCGCACAGGGGGCCGTATATGAGCCGCTGGTGGACGTTCTTAAAGGAGCAATGCGATGGGGTGGGTCTAGATTCGGAGGCGCTGTGGGCGTTTCTAGGCGTCCTCTCGCTTGTCCTGATTATGGAGTTGTCAGCCCTTGTATGATCTTTGGTATGCAACGGTAGTTATCTGGCAAGTATGGTTTGCTTGCTGGTATGTCAGATATTTATGGAGGAAGCATGGGCGGAATTAAAATTACCCAAGCGGATAAGTGGTTCAGCCTGTCGATTAGAGAGGCATACGATTGGACCTGTTGCCGCTGTGGAAAGAAGTATCACCACAATCATCGGGGCTTAGATTGTAGCCACGGTTATTCCAGAGGAAATTGGAGTGTGAGGTTCAGCACCCTCAATGCTCGACCAGCCTGCATGGGTTGTCACCGTATTGAAAGCGGTCACTGGATAGAGCGACTCCTGACTGATTGGGAGTGGGAGAGATTGCGAGAGCTAAGGGATGATACCCAGCTAGGCAAGATGTATCGCAAGACCGGGGGCAAGGGAGAGCTGAGCAAGCACTGGAAGGGGCAGTATGATCTGTGCCTACAGGCTAGGGAGTGTGGTGTAACCGGGGTGCTACCCCTATCGGAGTGGTTATGATTTCGGGATGGACGGACAAAACGTGGTGGTTCACTGACGATGAGGGAAAGATCATCTTCAATGTAGTCATTGAGCATCCAGAAGGTACAACCCCACCGGCTGAGCTAGTGGAGTTGATTGAGTTATACAGTCAGGGGTATCGCAAGGAAAAGTAACTTGCTTGTCCTACTGAGGATTTGGCCTTGGACTTACCGTCCGGGCGGGTCGTTACCTATGTATCTTTATATCATTCGCTCAATAGCTTTTCGCCACGGAACCTCTTGCCCTCAAGCAGTCGCTCAAAGTTATCAGGGTCTAGCATACCCATGCGGGATAGCTTGTTGGCTTGACTAAATCCCGGTACGGAGGATTCAACAAATCGCGCCGCCGCCGGGACATTAACCTCACCCCCAAACACACCGCCAATCATATTAGCGCCAACATTTAAGGCGTCTCTGGTTAGACCAACAGGCGCAGGGTTAAATGGATCTATTAACTCACCACCGTATTGCTCGGCCCTGATATTCATAAGACCGCCGCTAAGGTTGGAGGCAATTTGATTGAGCGCCGCGTTTGATACTCCTTCAAACGTCAGTATCTTCTCTGCCTCGTAATCATTGTCAGCAATAAGGGTGTTCCGCATATCGTCCCAGATGCCAGCGAACACACCGAACATAGCCAACCAACTAGCAGAGTTTTTCTGTGCAGTACGGAACGCCTCCTGACCCTCCTTTGAGTTCAAGCCGTACTTGTTGACCTTCATTATGTTCCGACCAACATTGTTAACAACATTGTTCATGTTGATAATCATGTAGCTCAACATGGAGTAGCCAACCCTGCCGTTGGGGTTGTCTAAGAGAGCCTTGGGCATAGACATGGGGGAGATGGCCTGCCACTCGTCCATCGACGCACCAGCAAAATTCCCCAGCCATCTGCGGCTTGTCTCAGGCATTTTGTCATAGCCCAGCTCATCGAAATCTTTTAGGGCGCGAACAGTGGAGTCAAACTCTGACTGAGTAAGGCCATCCATTCCTTTGTGCTTTCGGAGCTTTTCAAGTTTTCCCGCCTTGGCAAGAGAAGCGCCGCGTTTCACGGCAGAGTTACCCAATGCCTCCTGAGTCATACGATGAGAGCCGCTGGTCCCTGTGTACTTGTACAGCCCCTTAGATGCCCAAGTCAGCCACTTGCTGAACCCCTTTTTCCCAGCATTCATTAGCTCGCCAGCAAACTGATCGTCAGGAACGCCAAGCTGGTTAGCATTCAGCCACTTCTGATCCTCTTTGCCTAACTGCTTTCTAATCCCTGAGCGAATAAGCTGAGGGAAAGACCTGACTGCCGATGAGATTCCATTCTGCACTACGGGCGCTGTCACGGTTTCGCCAAGGTTTAGCACGGCGTTTGTAGGGGTGGCGAGCAGGGCGGTTGATGCCGCCTTTCTAGCTTGCGCACCAAGGGCGTCGCCGCCAGTGCGAGACGCAACATAAACTGAGCGCATGAGGTTAGCCATGTTTGCTGATGCCGCATCAGCTACGCGAGCGTTGTTACCGGGAGAAGCAAGGATCTCTCCTTTTACCGCCTTTTCAATCTCTTCCATCTGCGCTTCAAGGCGGGACTGCTCGCGCTTCTTTTTCTTCTTTAGGCCAGCGTATTTTTTTTTGCCAGAAACAGCGGCAAAGTCTACACCCGCCTCCTCAAAGGTCATGCGCAACACCCTAGCATCTGAAATGTCATTCCTCAGCTCACGCAACGCCTCTGCTGGGTTCTTGAGATTGCCAAGATTACCAACCACTCCATACTCATCTATTTCCAGAGCCTCCGGCTGAGCGCCATCACCAAAAGCCGACCTTGGGGCATATAGCTTTTCCCCAATCGGCCCTTGCCAATCATCAAAGTCCAGCTCCAAAGCCTCATCAAGCTCCGTCTTATAGAGATCAAGCGCTTCTCGCTCATCAACCGAATCGGCTTGACGATAAACGTCATCCCATGTGACCGTTTCTTCAATCTCGCCTAGCGTTTTCCTAGCCGGACCTATGGGGCGCTTGCCCAGATTGGACAAAGCCAAGGAAATTTTGCGATTTTCTGTCAGTAGCTTGAACTTCTCTTCACTGTCAGCAAAGTGAAAATCGTTTTCGTTGCGAGCCTTTCGCATTCCCAGCTCAGCTCGCTGTACTAGCACGGTAGGACGCAAGCCAATGTTGTTGATGCCCCAGTTTCGGGCCGTCATGGAGATGGCTTCTCCTGTATCCAGAATGCTGTTCCTCTTTAAATCATTAGGAACATTCTCACCAAAGTCAGCATAGGTTCTGATCTTTCGATTCTTCGCGCTAGTGTTGACAGACCTTTGGCCCCTTCTTTCAGCAACAGCACCTTTGCGCTTGTATCCTTCATCACCACCAATAGCGCCGCCAACACCAATGTTTTCTGAGTCAGCCTTTTTAACTGCCGCATATTCATCCGCGCCTTTAGTTAAAAATCTTCCGACACCAGCACCAAGAGCGCCACCAATACCAGCACCAAGCAACGCGCTATCAAACCGCTCCTCGTCCCTGCCAGCTAAATAGCCATACGCCGCGCCCTCAGCACTAGCCGCTACGCCCATCTTGATAGACCTAGCCGTTCTTGTGCCAGCCTGCGCAATCTTTGCCGCTGTAGCGCCGGGAATAAACAGAGAAGCGCCAACACCAGCACCCGTAATCAGCTTGGAGGCGGTAGGGTTTTTTCGCTCAAAGTAATCAAGGTCGCGGCGGGACTGATCTATGCCTTCTTCGTAGGTTGCCGCGTCACCGGACAGCCTGCGAATCATTCCGTCTAACTCATCACCAACTCCAAGACCAGACTCAACAAGGTCAACAAGGCCAGAGCGGAGCGAGCTGTATTCCTCTGTACGGCCCCGCCTCTTGCGGCCCTCCCCTTCTCCCTCTAGCTCATTAAGAAAACGAGACATTAGCGGCTTCCTCTGCGCGTCTCAGTGGGGCCAAAGTAATCTTCAACCTGCTGACCCATTCCCAGCAATTCAGCCGTGCCGGGATACCTGAAACCCTGACCCGAACCCTGCCTAGATCGCGCTTCGCTCAGCTTGTTAACAAATGGAGTAAGCTCAATGCCTTTCCACTGATTTGCCGGATCAGCCAGAGCCGCCCTTTGTCTAGACCCCGCATCATTTGTTGGCGAGTTAGGGTCAGCCGTCCTGCCACCACGCCTACGCCGACTAGCCATGACATCGTAGTACGGAGTCTGCGCACCATAAATTGAGCCATCAACGCGCTCAACTTCAACAGCCACTTCTTCCAGCATTTCCCTTGCATCCCCGATGGAAAGGCCACCCTTGCCAGCTATCGCTTTTGCAACCTGATCTGGGTCATATCCCTCAAGAGCCAAGCCAGTAGCGATTTTGCGCGGGTCAACACCTTGTGAAATTAGCTTGCTTATTCGGGACGCCTCTTCTGCCGAGACATCATAGGGTTCTGCCAATCCTGCACGAATGTTCATTCGGAGTAGCAGGTCGCTCATGTCATCCTTGATAGACATGGTTGCCTTGTCCATGTAGTCAGATCGCTCTTCAGGCTCAAGGTCATCCCACTCCTCATCGTCGGCTAACGCCAGATTTTCGGCGCGGAATGTGACCTCATTGCGATCAGGCTCCTGCATCGCAAGCAACTCAACCTTCTGAACCGCTAACGCAATCCTGTCTTGGCTCTGCCTTTCAGCGGCGGCGGCGGCAGAGTTGGCCTGCGCAATTTCATTGCTAATGCTTGGCATCACGGCTTTAAGTTGCCTGACAGCAATAGGGGCATATTCGGTCCCAGACGTTTGATTTGTTCTAACAACCTTATCAAGCCTATCGTTAGCGTCAGCTTTTTGCTGGTCACTCATTCCTGAATTTTCAATGCGATCTCTAACGACTCGAACATCTTCGTCAAAGTTTGCAATGTCGTAATCTGTCGCCGCCAGATCTTCCATCAGCAGGGCGTTATCAATGAGAGTGCCTTTTACCGAGGCAATTTCTGGCGCAAACTGGCCGTATTTTTCTTCCAGCTTTTCCCATGCGCTTGCATCTGCTCCAGCCGCCATTGCTTCTGCAATAATCGCGGGCTTTGCTCTCCCCCACCTAGCCGCGCGTAGCTGGTTTTCTCCTTCCATCAACTCTAATCGCTTGGCGTTATACGCAGTCTCAGCACCGCCCCTTGCCAAGATGTCTTCCCTTACCCGCTCAAGACCCGCCTTTTTCTCGGCATACTGGGGATCGTTTTTATTTAGACTAGCCAGCGTGTTATCGAGCTGAACAACCCTGCGAGAATTTTCATTATCAGCCGCAACAACAAAATCACCGCGATTGCTTTCAAGTTTGTCGATCTGCCTTTGAACCTCCGCTATCGCAGTGGGGTCATCAGTATTATTTAGCTGACCTCGCAAGCCTGATATTCTGCTGTCAACCGCAGACAGAAACCCATCTTCACCTAGCTTCATGGCTTCCGAGCCAGTGTTGATTGCGTCCCTCATTACCCCAGCTTTCGCCGCATCCTTGGCTTCCTGCACCTCCTTCTCTTTCTGACGAGAGCCGAGAACCATGTACTGCTTAGCCTCTTCATCATAGCCATTACGTCTAGCGTAATCTGCATAGTTAAGCAGGCTGGCAGAGTCATTCATGTCTACATCAGGGGCCTGCAATCGACGGAAAGTATCTACATACTGGTTGCCAGCTTCTCCCATCTTGCCAACGGAGTCAGCAAGATTGCCCAGCATTCCAGTAAGGTTTCCTGCTTGTGATGAACCTGCCATTACTTATCTCCTAAACCAGCTTGCTGTAATTAACATGGAGCCAGCCATCCTGATCTGCGGTAACAGATTCAGGGTGGGTTACTGCCACTTCCTGAGCAAGCACACCAGAAGTCGGATAAGACCCAGCACCTATGTCTAACGCCCTGTCTGTCCAGTCCCACTGGTACATATTGAGGTCACCCATCTTACCAATGAACTCAATATTCTCCTTAAGCCTGATGTCAGATAGCGG